CAGGCTGGGATGAACGCCGACATCGGTGCGCTGAAGGAGATTGGCGACAGGCTGCAAGGCCGGTCGGTTGTCCCTGTCGCGGTTGAAGTCGAGGGTGATCTCAAAATCACATGGCAAAAGTAATCGTGCTACCGTACAAGCCGCGCGAGTGGCAGAAGGCATTCCACGATGACCCTGCACGCTTTCGCGTCAATGTGTGGCACCGCCGGGCTGGCAAGACAGTCGCGGCGGTTAATGACATCATTCGCCAAGCGCTTACGACCACGAAAAAGGAGGCGCAGTTCGCCTATGTCGCGCCAACCTATCGACAAGCATTCCGAGCCGCGTGGCCGTACTTTCGCCAGTATCTGGAGCCTGTTCCTGGTGTCCAGTTTCGGGTGTCGGACATGCGCATTGATCTCCCGAACAAGGCTAGGATCTACTGCCTGGGCGTTGAGACGGCCGACAGCGTACGAGGCATGTATCTCGATGGCTGCGTTATTGATGAGACAGCGCTGGTCCCGTCGAGCGTATGGGCGCTCGTTCTGCGACCGGCACTCGCTGACCGGCAGGGAACTGCGATCTTCATAGGAACGCCGATGGGAACGTTGAACCTGCTGCATGAGCGCTTCCAGGACGGCAACAAGCTCGAAGGCTGGTCGAACAACATGCTGACGATCGAGGACAGCCAGGCGCTGCCGCGGGCCGAGGTGGACGCGCTCAAGCGCGAGATGCTGCCCAACGAATACCGACAGGAGATGATGTGTTCATGGTCAGCGGCGATGCGCGGCAGCTATTATGCGACCGAGATGGACGCGGTCAGAGCGGACAAGCGGGTCATGCCGATAGCACGCGACAGTGCGTTGACGACGATCGCGGCGTGGGACTTCGGCTGGGCTGACCTGACGGTCGTATGGTTCGCGCAGCTCCTGGGCACCGACGTGCGGCTGATCGACTGTCGCGCATATCACGCCACCAAGCTGGGTGACGTGCTGGACGACCTGCCGCCGGCCGATGAGCATCTGCTGCCGCATGACGCGACAGCTCATGAACTGATCAGCGGCATGAGCCGCAAGGATGTGTTCGACCAGCGCGGCATCAGCTATGAGGTCGTTGCGCGTCCCAAGAGCATCAACGACGTGATCGACGCCGGGCGCCGGCTGTTCCCGCGCTGCTGGTTCGACACCGACAAGTGCCAGACCGGAATCGAGGCGCTCACGCTCTATCGCGCCGAATATGACGATGTGAAGCGCATAACGTCGAAGACGCCTGTTCATGACTGGGCGAGCCACTATGCCGACGCGTTCGGCGTGCTGGCGCAGGGTCTGCCAACCTCGAATCGGCCGTTCAACTGGGGCAAGCCGCTTCAATACGACAACGTGGGAGTGATCTGATGGCCAAATACAGCGACGAGGAACTATCCCGCATCGTTGGCGAGATGGTCGAAGGCGCGGCCGGCAGCGACCAGGACGAGATCAGCGCCAACCGCACCAACGCGCTGAACTACTATTTCGCGCGCATACCCGGCGCCACGGCGCCTGGTCGATCGGATCAAGTAAGCACTGACGTGGCAGACATGGTCAACGCGGTGCTGGCTCAGATTGTGCCGATGATCTCGACCGATGCGGTGGTGGACTTCGAGCCGGCCGGCGAGGGTGATCGCGAACAGGCGCGGCTCGAGAGTATGGCTTGCAACCGCATCGTGATGGACGACAATCGCGGGTATTTGCAGTTCCAGATGGCGATCAAGGACGCGCTGTTGCTGCGCAACGGCGTCATCAACGTCGAGGTCGAGGATAACACCGAGATCGAGATCTGGTCATACGGTCCCGAGATCGATGATGAGGTCGTTGGCGGCGTGCTTGTCACCGGCGAGCAGAACGAGACGCGCGAGCTGATCAGCGAGCCGGGCGACGATGTGCGGCGCATCCGCAACACGCGGTCGATGCTCAAGTTCGTCGTTCGCGCGGTTGCGGTCGAGAACTGCGTCTGGACCGACAATCTCGACACGTTGAACCTTCAAGACGCCAACTTCTTCGCCGAGCGCAGGTGGATGACGCGTTCGGAGCTGGTGGCGCTTGGCATCGACCGCGGCAAGGTGGACGAGCTTAACGCGGCGGGTGAGACCGGCAAGACCGATGAAAACGCACGCAACCGCAGCGCCACGCCCGAGCTGGACGCAACGACGCGCGAGAACGACACCATCGAGGTCTGGTGGGCTTATCCGATGCTGGACATGGATGACGACGGTGTCAGCGAGCGTTGGCAGATCTTGCTGGCAAACGACATGGTCATCCGCACCGCCGAGGTGAACTGGGTTCCATACGCCGGCGGGTCCGCGTTCATCCATCCGCACCGCTTCATGGGCGAGAGTCTGTTCGACCATCTCAGGCCGGTTCAGGACACCAAAACAGCCGCGCTGCGCCAATGGATCGACAACCTGGTGCACATGAACAACCAGCGCCTGGTTGTGGTCGAGAGTCAGACGAACATGGAAGACGCGCTTACCTCGCGGCCGGCTGGCGCGATCAGGGTCAAGGCGCAAGGCGCGATCATGCCGCTGCCTGTCGCCGATGGTGGTCCTTCGAGCGCGGCGCTCATGAGCTACCAAGACAAGATTCGAGGCGAGCGTGGCGGTGCGAGCCTGGACATGCAAGCCGGCGAGGCGCAGATCATCGGCAACATCTCCGAGCAGACGGTCGATCGCCAGTTCAGCTCGAAGGAGCAGATGGCGCAGATGTTCGCCAAGAACCTGGCGGAGACGCTGGTTCGCGATGTCTACATCCTGGTGCACAAGACGCTGCGCGCTTTCGCCACGGCGCCGATCACGCTCCTGGTCGATGGCAACTGGCAAGAAGCGGATCCGACCGAGTGGCGCGAGCGCACACATCTGAACGTCAAGACCGGCATGAGTGTAGGCGCTCGCAACAGCGTGGCGGCGGCTCTTGGCCAGCTCGTTCAGATCGAGCTTGGCGGGATGCAGCAAGGCAGCACGATGTTCCGAGCCGAGGATCTGCATCGCACGCTGGTCGATTGGCTGTCCATCAAGGGTGTGAACGCGCCCGAGAACTACATGCTCAACCCTGGCAGCGCGGAAGCGCAACAGGCGCAGCAGCAAGCGCAGCAGCAAGCGCAGCAGCAGCAACAGCTCTTGATGCAGCTCGAGCAGCAGACGCGCCAGCTCGAGGAACAGAAGGTGCAGCTCGACAAGTACAAGCATGACACCGAGCTGGAGTTCAAATATGCCGACGCCGGCATCGACAGCGAGCTGAAGGAGGCCGAAATCACGGTCAACGCGCAGCTCCGACAGCTGGAGCTAGATATCAACGATGAGAACGCAGATCTTGACCGACGCGCTCGAGGCGCTAACGGAGCTGGCGAATGAATACGAACGCGACGTTTTTAGAGAGTGGGCAGACGGTGAAGCCGGCGACGAGGGACGAACCAAGCTCCGAGGCGTCCGAGAGTTCATCGGACTTGTCCAAGCCCGTGCTGTCGCCGGCGGAGACGGACAGCCAGGCGGTGGAGGCGATCCAGGAGCTGCTGGCGCCGGCGGCGAGGTCGGAGGAGCCGAGCGATGGTTCGCCACCAGACGCGGATCCAGCGCCAGTCGAGGATGAGCCGAGCGACAACGACAGCCAGGTGTCGATTCGAGACCTGGCTTCGCACCTTGGCACGAACGCGCAACGGGTCTATAAGGATTTACAGGTGCCGCTAGGCAACGGCGAGAGTCTGAGCCTTGGCGAGCTGAAAGACGCGCACCAGGTGCGTGAGACATCCCGATCGGAGATAGCCGAACGCGAGGTGTCGCTGCAAGAGCGCGAGAGCGCCGTTAACGCCCATCAGCAAGAGCTGCAAGCGATCATGGGCGAGATTTCGCCATACCTGACACAAGAGGCGGTGTCAGCCATCGAAGCCAAACACGCGAGCACCGAGGCGCGAGAACGCCAATCCTTGATGGAGAAGGTGCCGGAATTCAAGGATGCGACTAAGTTCGACGCGTTCAGAGATGAGCTGGTCGAGATGATGTCCGACTTTGGGTTCCAACCGCATGAGGTCGTTATTGCCGACCATCGTCTTCTGATGGTTGGGCGTGAGATGCTGAGGCTCCGAACGACACACCGCCGATGGGCGGATGCTGTCGAAGGCGGGAAGCTGAAGGGTCATAAGACGACCGGCAAGGCTAGTGGTGGCAAAGGTAGCACGGCGAAGGGTTTGAAACGGCAACTTGCCGACGCTGCCGCGTCCAACGATACGGGAACGAAGGTCGCTGCGGTGTCCGCTCTTATAGGGTGACATCCGATGACTGCTGCAAATCTTGACAGTGCCGACCTGATTGCCGTCGCCGACGGTGGCTTGGTCAAAGAAGACGTGATGAACCAGATTTGGGACATCTCGAAGATTCCGCTTCCCTTCACCGACATGATCGGTTCGGACACGGCGGGGAACGCATACACCGAGTGGACGCAAGACAGGCTCCAGGACGTTGACCTCACCAACGCGGTGATCGACGGCGCGGACAGCGCCGGCAACGACACCGAGGTCGGCGCCAGGGTCGGCAATCACATGCAGATCAGCGTCAAGGCGATCCAGGTCTCGACGCGTGCCCAGACTTCCGACACGATCGGCTTTGCCAACACGTTGAGCTACCAGATCATGATGCGGCAGCGCGAGCTGCGGCGTGATGTCGAGGCGCTCAGTCTGGAAGGAACCGAGAGTGTTGCCGACACCGGCAGCGCGGCCGGAATCGCGGCTGGTCTGCCGAGCTGGCTGACCAGCACATATCTTCCCGGCGCTACGGGCAGCGCTGGTGGTTATGGCGCCACTTCGCCCACGATCGTGGACGCGCCGACCGCCGGCACCGCACGGGCGCTCACGGAGACGCTCATCCGCGATGCCGCGCAGTCGGTCTACGACCTGGGTGGCAATCCAACGGTGTTGATGTCAACATCGACCGTGATCCGCAAGTTGTCGGAATATATGTTCACCAGTTCGGCGCGCATCGCCACGCTGACCGGCAACACCAGCAGCGACGGCTCGACCAACGCCCAGACCGCCAAGGGTTCGGTCAACGTGTTCGTCACCGACTTCGGCGTGGTGCTGGAGATGCGGGCGAACCGGCTGCAACAGCTCTATGCGGCCGGTCTCAACGCCAATATGTTCCTGATTGATCCGAGCATGGTTCGGCAATCCTTCATGAACGGCTACCGCACCGAGCCTCTTGCCAAGA